AAGCTCGCTGCAGCTGGTGTAAACCTCATTGGCGCTTACTGGGATGGTTCTAAGGTCACCGTATACCTGATGCCTCTCGAAGGTATCGACGTTCATGTACCGTTCAGCGTAGCGTTGATCGTTGGCACTCTGGTCCAGGTCGCGACCTATAAGCAAGTCCAAGAAGGTGTGGTTGGAGCAATGGTGTCTGGCTTCAGCGAAGAAGGCGTGATGATTCTCGACAAGAAATCTGAGAAGCGTGTCGCTAAAACTCGGAAGGCTCGTAAATGAAACTGATGGCTATCGACTGTGAAATGAATCAACCGTCCGGCAAACTCATTCAGATCGGAGCAGTTGCATTCGATCCTCTGACCGGCGAGATTCTTGATCGCGTGGCAGCTTACGTGAACCCTGGCGAACAACTCAATCCCGAGATCACTACTCTCACTCGCATAACACAGGAGAAGGTCGATGGTGGACTTACGCCTGAACAGGCTTATAGACTCCTCAAACAATTCGCAGAAACTAATAAAGTGTTCCGCAACCCCGTCGTTTGGGGATCTGGCGACTCGAATGATGCAAAAGAAATCTACAAGCAGTCCAGTGTTCAAGAAGAAAATTTTATGGGACATCGTGTAATTGACGTCAAGACCATTTGTCAGATTCGCTCAATCGTTCTGAAGGGTGACGTTGCCGGTGGGCTGCGCGAGTACCTGAAGCGCATTGGTCGTCAATGGGACCCGAAGTACGGTGAGCCGCATGACGCGCTGGCAGATGCACTTAACACGGTGCATTGCTTTATGATGTATTCCGAATTTATGACTGCCTTCACTCACATCGAAAAGTACCACGAGCAATTCGCCAAGCCCGAGAATAAGGGTAAGTGGCAAGGCGTCCTCAAGAAGCTTGCTGTGGACATCGGCGCTCAGATTAAGTGTCTGGCCGCGCTGCAGTCATTGAAAGATGATTTGGAAGGTCAGAACTAGTCTTGTTTCTTGTCGTCGCCGTCAACGCTCATGGACTTGCCATCGCCTTGCATTTTGCGACCGAGATAAAATCCACCGCACGCCAAAAATAGTTGCAGCGAATATGACGCAGCGTTCTGAATTGCGGTCTGCGTCTCAGGCCCTGGAGCGAAGTCGCTGGACAAGTGAGCGATCACAGACACGATAAAGAGAAGTGCGCAGAGTACGCAGAGGTTTAAAGAGATCCAGTACGATGTGACTGTGACCGAACCTTTGCCGGTCTTGGGGTCTCTGGCCATCGGGAGTGGAAATCCGTCTCTGTTCCAGTTATTAAAAGTTTCTTTGATCTTTTGCCACATTACATTTTACCCATGAGTTTGAGTACGAATGCGGCGACGGCGGTAGCAGCTGCTGCGATTGAGGCTGCCCATTTTGTGAAGTGCATAATTGATTGTCTGGCCGCTTTTTTAACTTCGATGTGCGCAAGGTGCGCTTTCATTGGATGGATTTCTGCTTCGAGAATGTCTGTGCGTTTGACGTGGTATTCCAAAGAGTCCGTATTACGCGACAGGGTAACATTCAGTTGCCCTAATTGATCGACTACTTTGTCCAATTTGGATTCCATGCGTTCTAGACGTTCGTCGCTCATAATTTCCCCGCGATAGTTGACTTCGCAGGTAAAAGATTAGGTATTCGACTGACCCCAGACGGGAGGCAGAGATTTTATCAATGGATACAGGTCTTTAGGCGTTAAATCATCCAGGATCTCTTTGGATTGGAGGCAGTTGGCATTCTCAAGAAGTGCCGCGACGAACGCACTGCACCAATAGGTATCGCCAACCGTTCTGAAGGGATTGTGGATTTTCCAGCCAACAAAAGCGGCCATTTGAACGAGTGCTAAACCCAAACATCCGATGGTTCCATAGGGCACGCCGAGCTTGCTCTCAGCGAATGTCTTGGCATCCTTGTCGATGGCTGGGTCAACATTGAAATCGAACGAATAGATGATCTTTTCAGCGGCCAAGAACTCTGCTTCGATCATTGCATTGACGAACGTATGACTTGCTTGGTAATAGACTGGTAGGCCCGTTGTGTCGTCTACCACCTTGATGGCGACGTGTGAGTAGGGGGTTCCTTCCGATGCCATGATCGCCCAAGAGAACGGTGCGAACCACGTTGTAGCTTTCGAGAATACGACAGTTATTGTTTTCATAAACTTGAGATTACCTGAATCATTTTGTTCCTCATCCATTGGATGCGGTCGGGGGTTAAAAACGGAGCCATATCGGGGGTAACTACTACTTTACTCAATGCGTTGTAAGCTAGAATTAGTGAACCTTCAGAGCCGTAGACCATAACCTGATTAAGTGCAGCTCCAACCGCTGCGGCTTGCGCACTGGTGATGCCCATTGCCAAATTCTCAGCTGCGAATTCCGCAATCATAACGACCCAGATAGCCTGGGCCTTTTGTACGGTGCTCAAGCACTTGTTGTACACTGGTTGACTAATATTAAAATAGGTCGATGAACCGTCTGGATTGATTGCCATTACTCGAATACCAAAAACATTTTGCCCGTATCGGCATTCAACGCGGGAGTCATATCAACTACTGGTTGACCTTCAAACCAATACTGCTGGGTTCCGGTTTGACTGGGCTCGAATCGAACTCCCTCAACCGGACTGCCGTCAGTGTAATATTTCTGACCACCTTGTGGATCTACTGCATTCACATCATCTCCTAGGAGTTTACACTCCAGTCATCGACATTTACCCAACCAGCTGTGCCATCAGCATCTATATAAAAAGTTACCGCGCAATCATCCGTCACTGCCGCTATTGTTGCCGTAAGGAGTTGGAAGGCTCCGTTAGCAGCGTTAGTTGACGAAGCTAATACCACGTCGGTGTTGTTGCCCGTAGCCGCGTCCGCTCGTTGAATCAAGCGCACTTGGTTTCCGTTGTAGGCCGTTCCGTCACCGGCAACCGACTTGCGAACAAAGACGTTGATCACCGCTGTTTGACCATTAGGAACCGCGATCTTTTTGTACCCGCTCTGAATTTTATTCGCAGCGTTACTGGGAGTCAGGCGCTCAGAAGGCGAGGCTTTGTTCCAGATTATAGTGTCGGGTTTGGTTGTGCCAAACTTCTTCCACGTCATATGGTTGCCAGCGGTCTGTTGATGGCGAGCCGAGCTGATCTGCCCACCTTCGATCATATTTCCAGGTGTTGCAACCTGCGTGGCGGAATTCATAATACAGTTGCGGAAAAACAAGCGCGGGTAAATGTTGGCTGCGGATATTTGAACATCTCCAGTCGCAAACTGAGTAGTGACTCCCATAGTGCAATTGTCGATGTAAGATTCTTTCGTATCATTACCCACCGCGATTCCGACTGGAGTCACGAGAGTAGTTCCTGCGTTCAATACTAAATTGCGCAGGAAGGTATTGCCCGTCGAACTGCTATACTGAACGCAGGCCGTGGCATTACCGAACATCGTGCCTGTGTCGAATATCGTATCGAAGGTGTTACCTATGACCATGCCGTAAGTAGAGTTGCGCCACGACGTGAGATTCGATATATAGCCGTATGGGTTGTTGCCGAAGTTTGTGATACCGGCAAAGTTGAGTCCTACGCCAGTGTTCGAGTGTGCTGTCAAGTTGTTGATCGTGCCCATTACGCCAGAAGTTTGCGCTTGCGCAACGACCATCCCTTGAGTCAAGCCAGATACGGCAGTGATATTTGTGATGGTTCCATACAGATTGCTAAGTGAAAAGCACGATGCGCCGGACAGAATCACGATGACGTTGTTGATCGAAACGCTTGTGGCTGTTCCACCTGTTGTAATTACGCCAGAGCCTACGATATTATAAAGATTCGTATTGCTGATAGAGATATTGGCGTTGGCAGCAGCGTTACAGTTGATGCCTGTCGAACTTGCCACGTTGAAGTCGTGAATCGAACAGTTATTGATTGTAGCTGAGCCGGTGGTCGTATCCAAATCTATGCCGCGCTTCGATGCAGTTGCCGAACCCATGTTGAAAAATTCTGTGGACTCGAAATCTACGACTGATGCAAGTGCGCAGTGGACATAAGTTTGAAGCGTGGTGCTCAAGCTGAATATTTGCACGTTGCGTGTCAAGTTAATAAGTTCTGCTACAACACCAGCTGTTCCACCGCCGCCATGCGCGTTGGTGAGACCTGTGATCGTCAGCGTAGTTCCAGATGCGTCTGCGGTCAAGGCTTTAGCTTCGCTCTGTAAGCGTGTCTGAGTAGTCGCCGCTAGTGCGATGACGTTACCGTTTTTCCATCCAGTGGCCACGTTAGTAGTAAGAGAGGTTGCCGACACAGAGGCGTCTGCAGCTAACAGTGCAGAATTCGTGATTACGTTCCCGCCAGTGTTCATCATACCGCCAGAACGAACTTCCAATCCGAATTGTACGTTGGACGCACAAACGATTTCTAGTTGAGCTGTGCTGGTTGAAGGCATTGGAGTGCCAGCTGTTCCGATGTTGAATGTTGCGCCAGAATAAACGGTGGGAGCATTGGCAATTCTGAAGTAATAAGCGGTCGAGGCAGCTGTACCATACGCGAAGGTACCTAGGTCGGCGATTTGCAAACCTCCCCAAGACGTCGTATTGGTATTGTCCATGGTCACGGTATATGAATTCAAAACACCAGGACTCGTATGATCGCCAGCGATATACATTGTGTCGCCGGATGCGGGAGCTTGATTGGTCGTGGTGCGCAGGATTCGAGCCCAATCACCGGCAGTTGCAGAGCGGTATGGTGTTATGTTACCAGCCGTTGTGCCAGAAATTTGTAAAGTGTAATTTGTGCCAGCGTTCAGGGTTACGCTCGAAGGCAAGATGAACTGTGCGAACCCGTTGTTAGACGTAGCGTTGACAGTCGATAGATCAGCTGCAGCTACGACGACGAGCGTATCTGCTACTCCAGATATATTGTAGAATCCTAAGCCCGTCACTCCTCCGACTGCGCTCGGTGCGCCAGTGAGAGTGAAAGTGGTTGCGGTGGGCGTGGTCGCAACAGTATACGTTCCGTTAAATGAAGGAGTAGCCGTTGATCCTTTGATCGTGATCTGGGTCGAACCAGCCGTAAATCCGTGAGCGGCAGTTGTCGTAAATACTGGAACGGCGACTAGAGTGTTCGACGCGATATTGGCTAGTGGTGTTTGCCAAGTTCCGGCTGTACCAGCAACTGTTACGCTGACTGGTACCGTGAACGTATTGGCGTCTAGGACAGTGACCGTGTAAGGGCCGGTCAATGCGGGCGTTGAGTTTGTACCTGCGAGTAAGACAGCTTCTCCAGTTACTAAACCGTGATTTGCCGAAACAACGTGCGTGGGGTTGGCGATTGAAATTGCTGTAACGGTTCCGTTTTTTCCAAGTTTTACAGCTACGTTTCCTAACAAAGTGTGCGACAGAACTTTTAAGGCTAAAGCGTCTATCGTGATAGCGCCAGGAGCGAACGATTGGCTAGCTACCCACGACGTCGTACTTGCTGATGATGCCGCTTCAGAATCTTGAAACGATGTTGTATCCGCCGCACTCCAAGTGCCAGCTGCAGACATGTTTCCTGTTTTATTGTTGATTAGGAATGCCATTATTGATCTCCTGAGTCTGCTTGAGCCGCCAAGTCAGCTTGCGCTTGATTGTAGGCGTTGGTCGCTGAAATAATTTCTGGAGCTGCCTGCGAATACAGAAACGAATCATCAATTTGTGACGGGTCGATCTTAAAAGACTTCTCTACGCGCACCATGGGCATGCCATCTTCAAGATCCTCCAGAACGAGCGTGTAGTTCGTTGCTCCGAACTGCACGTGTTTATTAATGAATCGGTACCTGTACATCTTAGAATCCTTTACTCACTGCAACCACGTTCCATTTGCTCTGGGCAGCATTGTAGATGCAGCCGATGTAATCGGTTTTATTTGCACCACTAGATAATACCACAGAAATGATATCGAGGCCGAATGTGAACACTGGGTCAAATGACAAAGTGCGTCCACCTGTAGCATCCTGCGTTATGCGGTATGTGATCTTTTGACCGTCGACAGGATTGGTTGGAGCCGAAAGATTACGATTGCCCGCGAGAGTGACCGTGAAGGTGTTACCCTTCGAGGCGTCGGTTGCGATGTTTGCGCCGTCAACCAGAGCTACAACGGCAGTTTTTAAAGCCGTAGTCATCTGAGCTGTTGCGATTTGATCGTTCGTATCGGGCAACACATAGATGCGGTCTGCGGTGTTTGCAGAGCCATCAAAGGTTCTTACGAAACCATTCGTGCCCTTCCAAGCGAAACGACCGATTGAATCCGAGAAGAGTCTGAAGCCGCTCGTGGGAGTGCCAGGAGCTGCTGACTGTGAATTATGGCCAGTATATCCAGAACCTGCAGAGCCAGTCACTACCATGCCGCCGTTGATCTGCATCAACTCAACGCCATTGTCTGTGGTTGTACCTACGAGGATGCGACCAGTGGAATTGATGCGCATGCGTTCAGAAGATGTGGTTGTAGTGGTTGGCGTGGTGCTGAATGAAATGTACGTCGCCATTGAGGTTGTCGAGAATGTCTCGTCGGCGACGATATTTATAATACCAGTCGAAGATGCGGCGAAGGCAGACGTGCCATACCCGCGACCGCTGAAGAAGGTCAAAGTAGTTCCAGCAACGGTAGCTGAAGGACTTCCGATGGTTCCAGCGGCTTGTCTTCCACGGAATCCGACATTGGAGCCGTAACCAGTAACTTGAACGCCCTTTGTTACGCCAGAGCTGTTTACGATGTCGAGTACTGCGTTGGTAGCAGGAGCTGTTCCGATACCAACCGCGTGATTAGTTCCATCAACAACGAAATCTGTTGAATTGACGGATAGGGCGGCGAGTGCGGTATTGGTGACTGCTAAAGTGCCGGTGAATGTTTTGTTTCCCGCGAAACTTTGCGTCGAAATGTTGACCATGCCAGGAGCTGAAACACTTGCGCTTTGGGCGTAGATGTTATTGGCTGCGTCAATGCTTAAACCGTTTGCAGCTGCGCCATTACCGTCGATTGCGCCGACTGTTGTAACATATAATAGCATGGCTGCGACGTTGGCGACAGATAGGTCGCTGGGGTTCGCTGTCGCACCAGTGTTATTGCCCTTTAGAGTGTGGGCAGCCATCTGAGCCAGTTTAGAATTGCTGACTACATTCGCTTGAATGAGAGTTGCACTTTGAGTTCCCGCAACATCACCAGCAAGCGAGCCTGTGAAAGTAGAAGATGAGCCGGATACGTTTCCGGTTACGTTACCAGTCAGATTAGACGTGATCATGGTCGCTGCGAAATTGCCCGATGCGTCGCGAGTTACGATTGCATTTGCAGTGTCGGCTGAATCGGCAGTCGTGTTTGCGTTCGGTAAAATGCCGGTGACAGTGCTTGCGCTCAGTGCAAAGCGTGTTGTAACCCAAGTGGTCGGAGTCGTATCAATAGTGATAGGCGCTGCGGTGGTTTGTCTCCAGACAGAGCCAGCGTAGGTTGTTCCGAGGCGCACCAGCGTCGTGATGAACTGGAATGACTGAGTGGTTCCACCAGTGGGGTACCAAGACGGGCGAGTCCAAGCGCCGACGTGGGCTTGCCAAGGACCGTTCTGAGCAGGGGTCGTTTGCGCAGTACATAAGACGAGCGTATTATCGGCAGTTGTAACACCGTCGATGGTTTGGAATCCGCTTAGGCCGATGTTCGCGGTCGCGACAACTGCTACAGCTGGCTTGTTGGCCAGAGAAGCTTTGGTATCTGTAACTGCACCGACCGAGATTGTCGTAACGCCAGTGTCAGTTAACGTAATATCACCAGATACTGTCTGCGGTGCAAAGACGGTTCCGTTTGAAATCAGGATCTGAGCATCTGTTCCAACGGTGGGCGAGATCGTGTCGAGCTTCGTTTTGTCTGCTGCAGACATAAAACCGTTGGCGGTCTCAGTTGCGACAGCGTGTAAGGTTGGGCTTGTCTGATTGCCGTGAGCATGGACGTGATCAGCGCGAGCGCCTGAAGGAGATGAACCGACGCCGTTTGACGTACCAATTTGAACAGGTACATCGACCGGAACTTCAACGAACAATCCATTTGCGTGAATACTGACAGAAGCCAAGATGCTAGAAACGTCGGCTGCGTCGGAGGAAAGTTGAAGGTTCGCACTAAGTTGTTGGCCAGTGAGCGTAAGGTGAATCGAATTGGTGTTGAGGATAGTGATGTCACCAGTATTCGAGCCGGATACGTTAGAGGCGGTGACAGTTCCAGAGAACAAACCATTTCCGATCACGTCTAATGCTTGAGCGGGCGTCGGTTGATTGATGCCTACGCGATTGTCGTTCGTATCTACGACCAGTGTGTTTGCACCAACTAAGAGTGCATCTGCACTCAAGACGTTGATGGTCAATGCGCCAGTCATCGTATCGCCGGATTTCAATACATTCAAGGAGGCTGCGCCGGTTACGTTACCGACCAAATTGGCTGTGATGGTGGACGCTACAAAGTTGCCAGAGCTGTCTCGGCGAACGATTTGGCTTGCGGTGTTTGAGGCCGTGGCCGCATTTGCGAGGACTTCTGCAGAGTGGATATTTGCTGCAGACGAACCTCCAACTGAAAGAACAGTCACCGCACCGGAGTGGTTCATACTTGCATCGGAAGATAACGACACAAGCTGATACTTCGATGCGGTGCTGTTCCAAACTAAAATTTGCGTATCTGACGGAACGGAATTTGTTACAGCGAATCCTTGGATTCCAGTAACAGTTGCAGCTGCAGCTCCTGGGCCTGTAGCTGTCACGTCGCCTGTAAGAGACGTGATCGACGATCCGACTGTCGCGCCGATCTGCCCTTGCAACTTCTCGAAAGCTTGCAATATAGAATCTGTAGCCGACAATGCAATATTACTACCAACTACATAGCCAGTCAAGAGCTTGCCGGTTACGACTGTGGAAGCGATTGCGGTTGCACCTTGTGTTCCGGTCACATCTCCAGCCAAAGAGCCAGTGAAGGATGCTGCGGAGCCGGATGCGTTGCCTGTGACATTACCAATTAAATTAGCAGTTATAACTGCGGCTGCGAAATTGCCAGATGCGTCACGGCGAACAATCTGATTGCCAGTGTTTGCGCTAGTTGCAGCATTAGCAAGAATTTCAGCTGCGTGGATATTTGCTGCAGATGAACCGCCGACCGAGATTACAACCGTCGTGCTTTGAGTTCCGTTTACGTCACCGCCGAGCGAGCCACTCCAGTTTACTGACGTTAGCGAAGATGTTGCGGTCGCGGCATTACCGTTTAAATTGGCCGTGATCGTAGAAGCTACGAAGTTACCAGATGAGTCCCTGCGAACGATTTCGCTGAATGTGTTGGCTGGAGTTGCAGCATTTGCGAGAAGAGTTGCCGTCGCGATGTTAGCTGCGGACTGACCGCCAACCGATATTACGACCGTAGCAGCTGCACCAGGACCAGTGCCTGTTACATCGCCCGTCAAGCTAGTGATACCGTCGGCAGAACCGATTGCAGTTTCTACGCCGAGTGCCGACAAGACATAAACAACGCCGTCTGTCTTGGCATACATACTGATCAGGCCTGAGTCTGGCGGGGTCGGTGTGGCTGATAATTCGTTAAATGTAATTTTTGCCATGGTATCTCCTAGATCAGTTTAAGTTCGGCGTCGCCGAGTAAAATTATGTCGCCCGAAATCAATTCAACATCAGTGCTGATTACCGAGTACTTGTCTGGAACCGTCACATCTGCAAGAATTTGCCGGTTGAAGGCAAATGCCTGAGCTTGGATTGCTCCGCTATCTTGAAGGATCGCTTTCGAGTCTTCGATCAAGTTGCCAGACGTTCCATTCCAGCGGGTGATAGCTTTGTCGGTCGATGAGCCTGGTCCGACAACATCACCTGAACCACCACCGCCTGTGCTATTCGGGCCTTCGAGGAAGAGTACGCCAGCCGTTGCATCTTGAGCAATGACGGTTGCAATCTTTGGTCCGAGAGGAGTGGTGGATAAATTGCCGGACGCATCGCAGAACAGAAAGGTACCGACTCCCCAAGCTGCAGTGTTCACGTTGTACATGAAGCCAAGGCACCAAATGTATGAGCCCATGCCTGTCGGGATTGCTGCTTGGGTTACACCGCGAACGACGTCTACTCCGCCGATTGCAACCGCAACCTCGGGGTATAGAGTACCCATGCCAACGAACTTGACGCACTTTAAAGGACCAGGAATGGTCGCGCCAGTGTCGTTCTGAACAATCTGTTGTGATGGGCCGTGAAGATCCGTGCCCGCTAAATCCTTATGGAACATTTACCCCACCGTCACTACGTTGCCGCCATTGTCAATTACGACCGTCGGCCCGTCTGGTATTTGAGAGTTACTTGCTACGTCGAAAGTCATGCGCGGTTGACCAGCCTGATTAAGGGTCGCGGTCACAATTCGATCTGCATTGAAGTTGCGCACCATATCCAATTTCTTGGTTATGGGGTTCAACACCAATTCATCGTCGTCTGTTGGAACTGGATTTGGAGCCGTCGTGCCTGCCATTAAATCACCGTGGTCTGATAGTCTATGGGTTTATTGGCCGTGTTGTATGTCACATCGACCGTGTATTTCAAAACTGTTGCCAGATAGAACTGGTACTGGCTTGCCTTGCCGTTTGCGCCGTAGACGATTTTAACGTCATCAGTATAGGGCAGCGGATCGGCGGGCGTGCCAGTATCAACGATGATGCGGACTTTGCCGTTGGCATCAAGGCTTGTGTCGATTGGAGCGCCATACTTATTGACTAGCAAATTGCGCAGGGCGGTCGCGGGCTCTTCTTGGTAAACGGCGCGAAGGACCAGCTCAGACCCGAACTTGTTGCGGTTAACTTCGCCCATTTGGAGCGTTCCGCCGTTAAACGCAACTGGATTGGCATATGGTCCGGTGATTCCCGTCCCGATTGAACCAACTTGAATTTGGGTGTCGTTTAGAACGCGCTTGATCTCAAAATCTTGAGCGTTGCCAGAAAGATCGGTGAGTACGATGGGTGCTTTAGGGTGTAGGCCAAACGTGTCGGACACCGTGATAACGGAGTTCGCGACTGCAATAGGTGAAAGGAAAACGGACAGCCACTGCTGCTCCCGTAGATCCGGTGCGTTTGCCACTTTTATACCTCGGCCTGGTGAGCCGTTGCTACCCGTGTAGCTGACTCGAACCATTCCGAGTCACTCAGAAGATTAGGTTCTGAAGGTAGTTGACTTGGCCGGTCAAGAATGGCATACTGTGTCAGAGGTGGCCCATGTTTGGAAACAAAGAATTGGATGGATTTGAGTACCAAGGGTTCGTGTACAGTTACGACTTGGAAGTCTCTTCCGACAACTGCAAAACTGACCATTTCGTCACCAAAGACGGCAAGCGCACCGAAATGGATTGGTCGCCGTACTCTAACCCGAGCGCGGAGGATTTCAAGCTCTGGATTGATCTTGGTATGCCGCGACGCGTCGGAATCGGGCCTTTGAATGAGCGAGATTTGGCCAATCTCAAATTGAAACAAGGACTTAAATAAAAGTTGACTTTTTAAGTCAACTGCGAGATATTGAGCTAGCAAGGTGTCCTGGGTGTAACCAGGCGATGGATAGGTCCCCCGACCCATAAGTCCGGCATCAAAGCCGGTTCCGGTTAGAACGGGCCTTGCATTTAACAAAGAGGGTGTATGGATCAGCAAGAATTGTTCGACAATCCAGTGATTCCACCGCCGCCCGAAGACCACGACGAAGTGGTCAAGCGCGTGACGGTTATTGATGCCCTACCAGGCGGCATCGGCCAGACGGCCCAGCCCTTAGCCGAGCCCATTGAAATTCTGCATTTCGTTTCGGTGAAGGTCAAGGATAGCCTCGACAAGCCGTCCATCGTGCCCATCAAGCTTATCACCGCCGAACAGGGTATGGAGCTGGTCAAGGCCGATCAATTCTCGCGGGCGATGGTCCCACAGAAGTCACAGTGCAAGAGCTGTGACGCGGAACTTCCTGCAGATCGTAGCCTTCACTGCCACACGTGCCGCCCAAGCCTTGGCGAAGATCCTGGTGGTTTCCTTTACTGTGGAGTATCCGGTGAATAAAAAAGACGTGCTCGTCATTGGCCCGCACGAACTTGGCGCGATCAAACTCGCTGCACTTCGCGTATTCCATGAAACGCACACCTTGCCGGAAGATGGTAAGGAAGCTCAGATTTACATGATTTTGGAAGGCTTTCACACGTTTTTGAAGTCGAAGGGGATTGACCCAGGCTTCCGCGTTAAACCAGTAAGGGAGGACCATGGAGACACAACACCACTCGACGATCTCTAAGCCGAGAAAGTTGAATAAAGAGCAGAAGGCTTTGCGGTTGGAATTGGCCAAAGTTGCTATGGCGGCGATTATTGCCAAGCATCCTCCCGTTACGAACGATGGCATTGGCGAAATCTATGATCAGGTTGCGGTCGGTGCGTTTTCCTATGCCGATGCGATGATGAAGGAAATGGCCAAATGAAGGTTTTGTTCATAGGCGCAAACCCATCACCGAAAAATACCGACGCGACGGTTCCTTTTGAAGGAACTCAGTCCGGCGAGATTTTAAAGACGTGGATTCATATCCTCGGGATCAAACCTGAAGATTGTGGATTTTTGAACATCAGCGACACGGTGACAAAGGAAGTTTCGCAGATCAAAAAGAAGGATATCGACATTCAGACATTTTTCTTCAACGTATGCATGAAGAGCGCCGAAATGTTTCACGGGCAGCCGCTCGCGACGCTGATCTTGAGCGCCAAGCTCCAAAGCGAAAACCGACTCAACGCGGCATTTGAAAAGCAGTCTGACGCGGATCTGAAAAAGCACCTCGCACTTATGGATGAAACGGATATGCCCAAAATCATTCCGCTGGGTAAGCTAGCGGCGTGGGGTATTGAGCAGACAGGCCTGGAGTTTCACGAACTTCCGCATCCTTCTGGCCGGAACCGTAAACTCAACGATAAGGACGCGCTGCAGAAAACGCTTGATGATTGTCGGGCGTGGTTGTATAGTGAACCTGTTAAGTAAACTTACCTCGGAGGTAAACAATGGTTAAAGCACTCAAATTGTCGGCGAAGGATTTAAGATATCCTCTTCAGCAACTATTGGAGAATCTCGCCGTCATCCACAATAACCGCGCATACACGGGTTACGTCTTCTTCGCTGAATCTGATCTGAAAGAGTTGCGACGCAACTACCGCCGATTGGTTCGCAAGGAATTCCCAAAGGCTAAGAAGTATGCCATCGACGCGAAAGTGAATGAGTATTTCTATTCACTCTCCACGAACATGAGCCTTGAAAAAGTGGTCAAGCCTGGATTTGTCTTAGTGGATTATGATGGGATCGGCAACAGCATTCGTAAGCTGGAAGAAAATGAGCGTGAAGAGCAGGCCCGCAAATACGCTGCCGAGCGTCTGATGTTGGAAGATGCAGCGGCTAGGGCCGAGCACGCCAAATACAATCATGCGTTGTTACCCAGGTGCGTGGTCAAGTTTTTCGTCGATAATTTTGGAGAGCCCACACGGAGCTAAGATGAAGATGCCTGAGAAGGTTCGGCTATCGGTCGACCTTATCAAATTCCTGAAAAATCTCCCTGACGACAAGCCGCGCCGAGTGAAAGACTTGGCTGCGGTGCTCGGCACTACGGAGAATTTTCTTCACCAGATCGTTTGCCATCTGAATAAAGAAGGCATGATCTATGTGACCAAGGGTCCATACGGCGGAGTTCGCGCTGCGGAGCCACATAAGGACGTCAACTTGCTTGATATCTATCGTTTGTTTGGGTATATGCTTGGCATCAAAGCTGGCACCAACTTGACTTACAGTGATCGGATTGAAAACAAGATTCGCGACTTTATTTCTACGTTTGTTATTTGACTTGATTAGTCAACTGTTTTGCGTTACACTGAATTTGCTTTAAACCAATGGAGGATTTATGAAGAAGTTTTTAATTTTAGCCCTGTTCTCGTTAGCGGTACATGCAGAAGAGAAGTCCGTCACTCAGAGCGGAAACACCATCAACATCAACGTGAACAAAGGTGGATGCTGCGAGCCGAAGTGCAAGCAACAGAAACCTAAAGTGATCACAAAGACCGTAGTCAAGGAAGTAATCGTTGAGAAGCCGGTCGAAGTGATCGTTGAAAAACCTGTCGACCACACTATCTATGTGACCAAAACGGTCACTAAGAAAGTTCAAAAGAAAAACCGCATTTCTCTGTTGGGCGGATTAGGTCCGACCCGAATCGACCAACCTCAGAACAACCGCGTGGATTTAATCCGTGGTCCTGTGGGCGGCGCGATGTATCAACGCATGTTGAACGAATCCTTGAGTGTAGGTATTCAAGGGCAAACCAACCAGACAGTGCTCGGCACCGTCGGCTTTGATTTCTAGAAAGGAATCACAAATGAAACAAATCATCTTAGCACTCAGTCTAGTTTTGTTGAGCGGATGCGGGCGAGTAATGGACTCCCGCTTTATGAGCGCACCTGGCGGCGGTAACACGCTGACGGAAACGCCCGCTACTCCGGCACAATGCCCGAATGGTGGAACAGTTTTGAATGTCAACGGAAACCAATCCATCGTTTGTAACGGTGCTCCTGGAGCCAACGGTTCCAACGGCAGCAATGGATCGAATGGTGCAGCTGGTCCGCAAGGTCCTGCAGGTGCCACTGGAGCCCAAGGCGCTACAGGAGCCACGGGCGCTACAGGTGCAACGGGAGCCACTGGTGCTACCGGCGCAGCTGGCCACAACGGTACTAATGGAACGAACGGGACCAATGGAACCAACGGCACCAACGGCACCAATGGAACCAATGGAACCAACGGAGCGGGTTATCAGCCTGGTTTGTTGTGTGACGTTTATTCCATCAAACAAGCTGACGAGAATGGTACTGTGAATTGGAATACCCTATTATCCGATGGGACTTTCAAATTCTCGACCGTACTTGCAAACTTGAATGTGCCGAACCAAAGCGCAAATGATTTGTTCGCCAGCTTCACCGCAGCGCAGCAAGCTTTGCTCGGATACACAGACTATGCCCTGGACTGCAGTGGCTACATCAACGTACCTGAGACGGGACTTTACAATCTCGTGCAAGGCAGTGATGATGGTTCTGAATTGGCAATCGACAACACGATCTTGATCAACATGCCTGACTTGCAACCCTATGCAACTTCGAGCAAGCAGGTTCAATTGTTCGCCGGTCGCCACACCTTCAACGTGCTTTACTTCCAAGGTCCTCAGACCAACATCGGTCTGACTTTGACTTGGCAAGGTCCTGCCAATCAAGGCTTAGGCGCTGCAGTGACTGTCCCCGCGTCAGCGTTTACCCATTAAACGAAAAAGGCCAGGTTTCCCTGGCCTCTTTTATTCCATATTCTGATTTGAAATATTATGTGCCGTCGTCTAAGTTGGCGGCTGATGCGGCTTCGTCGTCTCCGCCTTGTGCGATTCCGAACTCGTCCTCGCCCTTGATTCCGATGATGTCAATGCGGATATCCGACACGCCGCGAGCGGCAACGCCTGAACTCCAACCTTGAACGCGACAACCGGAAGCTTCAAAGATCGTGGTATTTGTCTGGCGGTCGAGCACAGACACGTTGAAATCTTCTTCAGTCAAAAGATTTTTGAGCAAGGTAGCGTTGGCGACCTTGTACGGACCAGCATTCACAACGCGATAACCGCTCAAGGACAGCTGAACAGCTTCTTGAGTGGTGGGCGTGATCTCTGCCGGATTGTACCGACCGAGGATGAATTGCGGGTCTTTCCCTTGGCGGATTGACCAAGTGCATTGCGAAAACAAACCGACCAAGGCTCCGTTAATCAGAATCTTGGCCCGCGCACCTGTTAAAATCTTAGCTTGTGCCATGTGTTATGCTCCTATTGCGATGCCGATTGAGTTACTTGGCTGACAAGCAACGAGATCGGAACGAAGTATATAAGGCCGTTCAGCTTGATCTCTGCTTTCAGAACCATTGCGGGTCCAATGAGATTGGCCGTTGCGTTCTTATAGCCCTTCGGCGCATCGGACGAAGCCGAAATCCAGCGCAGGCGCTTGTAGTTGAACATTGAAGCGTCCAAGATACTGAGAGCGCCCTGTGCGGTGATCTCTGCTGCGGATTTCCCGTCGACTTGGCGGTCGAAGGTGTCGATGAGACTGAGAGTGATAAGATCGGAAACGTAGATCGCTTGCACCGAGTTGTAAACGAAATTGTTGTCGACACTGTATGTCGTTTGGTCCGAAACCCAACGGAATCCGCCAGTAGCCACAGGCTGCATGAACAGAAGTCCAGTTTTGAGTGCGTCGATACGATCACCAGGAGACGTCGGGTCCCATCCGCTGACTGCGCCAAGGCCGTTGATGTTCGCGAATTTCTTCACGATGCCTTTGTAACCGGCAGCGGCTTGCATACCAGCTGCAACGATTGAGGACATCCACGGTTGGAACAACGTCGGAGCACCGGCAGAGTTGACGCCTTGAACGGGCTGCATCGAAAGTGCAAAGCGGTAGTTGGCGATTGAGCCAGCTGCTTCGCGGATCTTCGAGTAAACATCCTGTTTGGAGCCGAAACCTTGACGGTTGTTGCGCATTTCAATCTCAGACATCAAGATGACGTGTGAGCTGAGGTACTCATTGATCGCGTCGATGGTGTACGTCGAAGACGAGTCGGTCAAACCGGCTGCGATATCGAGAGTAGCATCTTGCGAGATCAAGGTGATCACGAAATTTGTGACGAGGCGTTGGCATGCGTCGATACCGGCCACGAAAGCGGCAGAAGTCGTTCCGTTTTTCGCACCGTTGTGCAAGAATTGGAAGGACGGAGTTGCATCGGGCAGACCAGGCATTTCGACAACCCAGTTCACCAGCGTATCAACATTCACGGCAGCTTGCCAGTTCGATGCATCCGATTTGATACGAGCGTTCATCACGTCCGGCAAAGTCGAAGATGCGTTATAAGTTCCTTCGTCAAGAGTCGAGGGAGCTTGCGAGCTGTAGCGGGCAGAGCCGAGCGAAGCAGACCAGTTGGTTTGCGAATTGATGTAGGCCACAAGGTCTGACATCGTAACGAATTGCTGATAAGTGCAAGTGAATGCAACAACCGAACCAATTTTGAATTGGATGCTGGTCGGGCCGACAACTACGCTTGCGCTGTTGCCTTCGTAACCGACTTGGAGAATCACGTTACCGCCGCCTTGATAAGCTTTGGAGTAGCTGAGACCTTGGAGGATCGTCAACTGCATGATTTCTTCAGAAGCCGAGATGAGTTGCGAGTTCGAGAGACCTTCGTCTTCTCCGGAAGCATTCAAGAAGATGGTGTGAACATCGCCTTCAAATGCCATCGTTTTACCAGCACCTTGCAAGACAGCTTGCAAAAGTTGGATGGGTTCTGCGCCAGACGCATATGCAACTGAGCCAGTTCCAGTTCCAGAAGAACCTTCGCTGATGCGAGTTGCGGATACAGTCGTCGAAGTACCTGCGGTAACTTGATAGAAGCCTGCTTGAACTGTGCTGAATGCAGAGGGTACAGTCAAGATGTCGCCAGCCTGTGGGATCGCGTTAAAGAACGTCGATGCAGGCGTTTGAATCTGGATCTGCGAACCGTTGTTTAACAACACATTGTATGTGCCGTAAACGCCTAGCATGAAGTCACGGCTGGTGCCGGTGACGTTCTGGATGTTGATCTCGGAGTAGAGGATAATGTCAGTGTCATCTGCGTGGGTTGCGCCGGTAGCAGCTACGAGAGCGCCATTCGTTGCAACAGCCTGCAGAGTCAAAGTAGCCGAGGTAACCGTGTTGGTCACGCCAGTCACGATGTAGGTTCCTGCGTTGGCTTGCGCGGTTCCTGCGATAGACGAGTTTTGTGCAGAGCCGTAATCGCCAGAAGCAGGGATAACTGCTACGTCGCCGATTACAGGAGCGTTTGCCCAGAGGCTTCCAGCTTGCAATGTGACTTGCAAAGTTTTTGCGCTGAGGACAGCTGCCGTCAAAGTTAAAGCAGTGGTGCTAACCAATTTCTTATGACCACCGTTCACCAATGTGCCTGCAGCTACGTTTTCCAAAGCGGAAACGAGAGCGTCAGGAGCCATCTTAGCAGTGATCGCGGTAGAGAGTAATGCTCCACCGTTTTCGCGGATTCCAACTGTCACAGTGCCGGACAATGCCGGAGCGTATGCGAAGAGTCCGGTTTGCGGAGCAACTTCAGGTTGGAAAACTTCGGATTGATACTGGATCAAGTTGCCAGGAGCGCCAGGTTTCAAAGCTGTAGCGTTGGCATACGTCGGGCCAGTTGCGGGAGTCAAAGCAGCGCCTTCTGCGCGGATCATCAAAGAGCCGGTTGCAGGCGAGGACATGTTGGTTTTCACGATGCGGATCAAAGACACTGCGCCCAAGATGTTCGGGTCGTTTGCTGCGTCGATGATTTTGTTCACTGCGTCCACGATGGGTCCAGAGCCGTATTTGGCGAGAACTTTCGTGTACTGATCAGGAGTGTACTGAACAGCGGACAAGTCTGGTTCGTCGAGGAAGCCAGGACCTTGGTCAGCTTCACCAACGATAGTCACGACGCCAGCGGAAGCAGTTTGTGACACGCCTTGCAAAACGGCGAGTGACACATACGTGCCAGGGTCGATTAGCGTTATGCCATCATCTGTTGTATAAGACTGAGCCATTTAAAATACCTCCGAACTACAAATAAGATTAGGTTCTGAATCCAAAGTCGCGAAGTCCATCATTGAACTTTTTGTAGTGCATGAACCCACGAGCTTCAAAATGCTTTTTCACGGCGACTTTGAGAGAGGGTTTGAACTTGTACTTACTTTGGGTTTGCAACCACCAACGATCAAAAGAAATCGGAATGTCAGGCGTTTTAGCCGCAACCGGCGCTTGCGCAACAGGAGCGGGTGAGGCGTCTTCTGAAACAACTACGAATTCTTTGGCTTCTTCTTTTCGCTTTTGGTTCATATTAGCATCCTTGTTTCATGTGTTTGGGCTTCCAAGGCTTAGCCAAGTCAGCTTTAATTTCTTCTTTCGACATGCGCATGCCAGCCGGTTTCGGCATAGCAGGTTGACCCATGCCAGGAGGCTTCGGGCCTGCACCAGCCGGTTTCGGCATAGCGGGCTTTGCCATTCCAGGAGCTTTAGGAGCTGCCGGTGCGCCAGCGGGAGCCGGTGCGCCGAAGGCTTTGGTAAGCTCTTCAAACTTCTTAGGGTCATCTTTTGCGGCTTTGAGCAAAACTTTCGCTTGATTCAAAATATCTTCAGCTTTCATTGCCGGAGCAGGCGCGGCGGGAGCTGCGGGCTTCTGCGCGGGAACACCACCGGCAACGCGATTAGCGGGTGAACGCTCTTGTTGCGGGCCGTGGATCGTATGCAAATGGGCGAGCATGGCCTTTTGCTTCTCGGGAGTGTCGAGGATCTTTAACGCATGATGTAACGATTCATCGCCTTCAGCTACATTGTGAGCTTCAGCGGGCGCGGATTGAGGAGGATGCGGCTTGTCGTCTTTATGCATGGGCGCAGCTGCGGCGGGCTTAGTCGCGGGCATTGCGTCTTTTTGCATGTCAGGATGTTCCGACGGTTTCTTTTCAGAACTGATCTCGCCGCCTTGATCTGCAGCAGGAATATCGCTTTTTTTGATTTTCTTGTCGCGAAGATCGGCTTTGCGCTGATTTTCCATGGTGCGCTTTTCGAGCGCGGTACGCTCAGGAGAAGCTTTCGGAGCGGCACCTTTGGAAGCCTTTGTAAGTTCCTCAAATTGCTGGGGATTTTCCTTAGCGACTTTGAGAAGGTCTTGGGCCTGTTTCAGTACGTCTTTCATGTTCACTCTACACCTCTCCACGAGATAGTTTCAATACAGGATAGATTAGGTTCTTGCTTTCAGGAGCCTGCGAAGGCTAAGTGGTTCCGATTTCTTAGTGTCAACGCCGTGCTTCAAAGCTTCCATGACTTCTTTTTGAATCTGAGGATTGCCCTTGATGTGCTCTTCGAGACCAGGGTACGATTTGTCGTACTGACCGTGAATATAGAGACCGACCTTGCGATTGTTCTTATCGGCTGCAGCCAAATCACTTTCCATGGCATCGGCGTATCCAGCTTTCTTCATCGAAGCTTCATCGGGGAACACGACGGCGTGCGGCTTGCTCGGGTCAATCAAGTGATCGTACTTCGAGCCCATTGACTGAACGACGTTGAAGTTCGGCAGCTTCTCAAGTTCATTGAGCCGCGAGCGAAGATTCGGGTGATGACTCTTGGTGTACGCATAAAATTTCACGTCAGGGTGAGCCTTCGCGATTTCGGTCCACTTGTCAATGTACTGAGGCGAATAGAAATCACCAGAGTCGTGAACACGTATTGCCTTGATCGCTTTCGCGCCCTTGGCAGTCTTTGCTTTTTGAATCATGTCGACCATCTTTGGCACGAAATCTTCTTTCTGTGACGCAAGCCAGTTCGACACGCGGGGAGGCATTGTCGTTTTCCAGAAGCGAAGAAATGAGCCCGTGTCGGCGTAGCAATATTTTGCGCACGAGCCAGCACCAGGACATGTTTCGATTGGAACCAGATTGAATGATGCAATGCCGTCTTTCGCTAGCTTGGAATTCGTAGTACTCAGAGAAACCTTCGTCTTTTCAGGGTCGGCCATGAGCTGACTTTTGACGTCTTGAACGCGTGCCCGTTGATTGGGTCGCTCGGTTTTCGGATTGTACGGTTTCGGAGCTTCTGCTGCCGGAGCAACTGGAGCTGCTGAAACATTCTTTGCATCATCTTCTGCTTTACCAAATAAATTACCAAATTCTTGAGCGACGTTCGCTAGGCCGGTTTTTTCAGGCAGACCACCGCTCATAGCTTGTTGAACTTGATGGCCTCTCTCTTGTAACGAAGGTCCGGTCGACGTTGTTTCAGTCGGAGGAATTGGGACTTGACCACCGTCTTTCTCAAGCTTCTTCTTTGCGGTTGGATGCTCGTCTTTGACCGTGGCATATCCAGGCTTTGCATTCGGGTGAGTTTGGCCAGGTTCTTCGCCAATACCTAAAAGCTTAAGCGACATGCGCTTGCCTTCCGGTACGTTCTTGCGCCAAACATCTGCGACAAACTTTGCAGCTTGTTCGCGAAGCGGATGTTCTTGTGGAATGACATTGCCAGCTGCAAAATGCTGCTTCAATTCATGCGGAATTTCGATTCCAGCGATATGGGTCGCAGGTGCCAATTTAGGAGCTGGTGCTGGCGACACTTGCGCCGCAGCGGGTTTGGCAGATTGGGGATTCACGCCAACTTTCTTGCCGACCAAGAAGCGATTCTTGACCAGGACTTTTCCGAAGCCAGTTTTGGCGGGAGCTTGAGCCGACGGCGCTAAAACGATGCGACCGTGCGGATTTGACGGCTGATCGCGCAAGCCCGCCGCTGTGCTAGTATGGGTCTGCGGAGCTGGTTTTGGCTGAACTGGCTTTTTGAATCCACGACGCATTGTGGCAATGTATGAATTTTTTCTCATTTCTTCTTTGGTGTCACCGTATAGTTTGGCGTCAGAACCTGATGTAGTGCTATGATCGGCAGACGAAACGGCAGCTTTGCTGCTATCATCGTTGGAAACCGGCGTAGCTCCTTGGGAATCAGCGGAAGGCTGATCGGCAGAATTATATGCGCCTTCTGCGGTCGTTCCATTGATTTCGGTCATGTCGTCGTGATCGCTCATAGTTCAAAGATTAGGCTAATAGGTCCTGATGACCTGATCGCCTGCCTTCAGCTCAGCTGGGTGAAATTTGACGCCGGTAGCCTCGGAAGTAAGGGCTGGGCCAAGCTTGCTGAACTTCTCGTAATCCTCTTTGTCGATGGGGATATACGGAGTTGAGCCTTTCATGTTCATAATTTTCTTAGGAGCACCGTAAACCAGCAGGATGTGCATCTCTTTGCCGTCAACGCCCTTTAGCACATGCGGCTTGAAGATCATATCCTTCGCGTCGATTGGCTCGTGAAATTTCTGGCCTTCGATGGTACGCTGGATAGTTTGATGGTCGATCTGGTTCATGTCGCCAAAATTCTTAACCGTCATCTTGGTGGTCTTACCGTGAAGCGAAACAGGAATTTGTAGAACCATGTTAATCGGCGCTGGCGCGGGAGCTGGTTGTTCCGACTTTTTTATTTTACCATCCGGTCCAATGAATTTGTTTGCAAATGCGCGACCGGCTTCTGTCATATCGGGTGAACGAGCAAGTTTCTTACCGGACAACTTCTGGGCGTGAGAGGCCATCGCTGAGCCAATGCCCTTACGCTGATACTTCTGCTTGACTTCAAAATTGAACGGCATAATGCCGTCTTTCTTGTGAGTGACGGCTAAGAATCCAACTTGTTTACCGCCCATCTGATACCGCACGATAAAGTCGTGCTTCTTAGGATTAAACGCACTTGGCTCAACCACAAAAGGCTCGACCTTGATTTTACCGGACGCTTTGGTGATCGGAGCAGGAGGAGTTTTCTTGATCCAGTCGGAAACGATATTGTGCTCGGTCGGTACGTGAAGATTCTCGTGGGTGTTCGGGTCTAGAAATTTGAACGTGACAAATTCTTTGTCGGGGTCTGCTTTGGCATCAGGCAATTGACCGGCTGGGTGAACACCGTGAAACAGAATGATATTGTTTTGGCCGTAGGTGCGCTCATGGACTTTTTCGATCTTTACGCCCTTGAGACCAGTTTCTTCTTCGAGTTCGCGAGTTGCTGATTCGTGATCGGTTTCGCCTGGGTGACAATGACCACCAGCGCATGCCCACTTTTTATTGTCGCGGCGCAGGCCGTGCAAGAATAGGTTCGGCTCAGTCGGATGTTGAATTGCGATGACGGCTATCTTCTTCATTCCAGATCGCCCTTGAATTTTTTATTGCGACGTTTGATCTCATCGCCGACCATTTCCCAGCCTTGATCTGCGGCTTGCTCTTGATAAGCCTTTGGGGTCTTAGGCCCATCAATGATGAAGATGCCGCCTTTGATGCCTTGTAACTTGGGAGCTGCGTACTTGATAAAGTCGGCTTGCACTTGGCCCATTAAGCTCATCATGCATGACCATACCATTTCAGTGCCGTTGAAGTGTGGATTCTGTTGAATATCGCCGACGTTGAATGTCGAGAGTCCAAACCCACGACGCTCAAGGTACGCTTCTTTGTAGCGCAGCATGATGTACTGTCCGATCTGACGAAGCCAAAGGGCTTGATTCAGGTTTGACTCAGCGTGCATGCCGATGGCAAAAGTTTCGTCTAGGAATACTAGTTCCTTCTGAAGATTCCAAAGGCTCGTCGGTGGTGCGATGTAACAGTTCGTGAAGTCGTCTGTTGTACCCGCCAGAATTTGGAACTGGGTAAGACCCACTAACTTGCGAATGATATATGCTTTGCCGCTCTTCTTAGAAACCAAGAATTGGCCGACGAACATTTTATTAGTGTTCTCGCCGGTAGGGAGAGTCATTGTTCCATCGACTGAATTATACGCGCTTGGCGTGAAGGTCTGGTAAACCTTTTGAACTTCCTGCGTGATGCCGCCTGGCGAGATTTCACTCTCCATTGAATCATCAGACAATGAAGCGCGTTCGGTCATTTCGCGGGAGGACAAGCGCACGATAGTGAAGCACGGGAAGCGTGGCGTGTCGACTCGATTATTGAGATAGACTTGAATGTCATTGCCCAAGAACCATTCGACTGCAGCAGACGCTTCCTTCTGCCCATAGTCGGACTTAGAGAGTGGGTCATGCGCGAGACCGTCAAAGATATCCCACAGAATCCAATTGTTCTTGCGAAGGTCCGCAAGTGCGCCTTCGATCATGCTTTTGATTAGGATGTCTGTTGCTAGGATTCCCATTACGGCACCGACAAACTTTCTTCAAGTTTTTTGATGATGTTGATCCACTCTTTGTCGGCCCATTCTTTCGTTTGCTGTATAGAATTGAACGCGTCAACACGCGGGTACATCCAGCGGCCTTCGAGCTTATGTTTTGAAGATATGACGCGAAAAACCACGGTCTCTTTCTGGACTTTGGCTTTGCCGGTCTTTTTATCGCGCATGATTTCGCCCTTACCATTGCGCTTGACTCGCTGGCTTACGACCGCACCGGCAAGCTTAAAGATACCGCCGTGAGGCTGTAGTCCGGTCTGGCCGATCTTGGCCAAGGCCTTATTCAATTCTTCAGCTGCAGCTTGGGTACGCGGCTTCGAGAATAGGTCGGGAGCCTGATGCTGCGGAGTGCGAGAGTGCATGTCGAGCTTGTGGAGAATTCCTAACTTTGGTTCGCCGCTTGCGTTCTTTTCAATTTTGGTGAGCGATATCTTTTGGGTCTTGGCCTGTTGGCGAATCAACTCAGCGAATCCTGCCTTAGCACCTTTGGCGTCGGCTTTTCCTTCGGTCTGCTTCATGGGGATAGCGCGGTACAAGGAACCGTCTTTGGCTCGCTTGACGCCCTTAGCGCCAGGCTTTAAAAGCCATTCGCCCATGAATGTTTCTTCGCGGCCTTCTTCAAGCCAGCGAATGTTCTCGTCGAGTTCAACGACCCAGATGCCATCAGTGACTTTATTCCAGCGAACGTGTTTGACTGTTTGGTCAATTGCGGGATTTTGCGCAGATTGCCCGTGAGCATTCTTACCGTAACGATCAAGACCTAAGAAGAACTGTCTTTTGAAGTCGTCGTTTGCCCATTTTTGTCTTGCGAGATTTACAATGTGGGCATGAGCAGCTACCGACAAGGTTTCGACCGCATCGACTACTCTGTCTTCGATCACATCCCTGGTCGTGCGGAGTTGTTCCGCAATCGCAGAAACGTCTACTCTGAATCTGAATGCGGCTTGGTTGTTCACTCACGAACCCCTTCCGTGCCAGACTTAGCCTTGGCGTTATGTGATGCAACGGAAATTACGTCGCCTTTGAGATCCTTCACTTGACCTGCGGCGACAGAACGCCATTTAGCTTTACCGTCAACCATAAGTTTTTTCTTGCGGCCTTTTACGGTGCCGACAGGATAACGAATGGCGATTGCTTTGTTCAACTCTTCGGTTAAACCGACAAGTTCAGACTTCTTGGTTGACTGTTTGGCTTTGGCCATATCGACAAGCTTGTGAACCAGACCCATGATCTTTTTGAAGGCTTCAGGATTCTTTTCCTGTAGCGACATTAAGCCTGGGAGTTTTTCTTGCACTGAGGCGAGGAGGTTTCCGATTTTATCGGTTGAAGCATCAGTATCATCCGTATCGTCAGAATCCGAATCATCACTGTCGCTGTCACTATCGTCATCGCTATCATCATCGCCGTCATCTTTTTTACCTTTCTTGGAATCGGAGTCTTCAGAGTCCTTGGACTTTTTCTGTTTGGTCTCGGTATCGGGTTTGTCTTTTTTCTTCTCACCAGAAACTGCTTCAAGCAAACTGCCTGGCGGCTGTTTCTCTTGCTCGGCCTGTTGCTGCTGTTGCTGTTGAGCTTGTGCTTGCATTTGCTGAGCAGGACCCATCAACTGCTGAATAGTCGCATTGATCAACGCGCCTTCAGCTTGCAATTGCTGCTGAGCATCCAAGCCAGGCACGTACTTCCCGACGCCAGGTGCAGATGCATCGGGAGGCGGTGACTTCGGGTGAGTCATATCGTACTGATTTGGCTGCGGACCAAACACATCGTCTTCAATTTGAAGAGACTTGCGCATCTCTTTGTACGAATCATCTTTCGGATCATACAATTCGATATCGTTTGTGAACGTAGATTTCTTGGCGGCTAGGGATGCTTCGCGCAGATCGAGGCCCATGCCGACTGACATCATTGCGCCGAACACTTCGCGATAACCTGCAAGGATAAGCGGGAGTTCTTCTGCTACGGTGATCGGGACTTGAAGCACTTGACGATCATACGTGGAAAGCGCGACTGAGCCGCCCTTCTCACCGACGAGCTGATTCATCTTGGTCGAAATGCTTTTGAGTTGATAGTCCAGGTCTTTAGCTTCTGCGAAGTAGCCTGAGTCTACGAGATCGCGGACTTTATCGGCTACGCCGTCTGTAGCTATGAGGACCCACACTGTGGTCTGTGTGCTCACGATACACCAAACTTTCTCTTTATCAGCAAGGCTGATTTGAGCGTTAAAAGGAACAGCTTAACCACTTCTGGGTCAGCTCCCTTGGCAAACGCCAGGCTGAAATTGCCGTCAGACTTCTTCATAACCTGAACGAATTTATACGGCTTGCCTTCTTCATCTTTCTTCATAACCAAGAAACATGCGCACGGCTGAAACTTGGGATTGCCGTCTTTATCTTTCACGAATTCAGCGACTCCGCAGTTCTGGCAAGCGGACTTGTAAAGCTGCTCTTCAGTTGCGTGTGAAATCACGGACTTGCCGAGTTTGTTTCTGAAATACTCGTCTTTTTGCATAGTCGGATTCTTGGGTTGAACAGCGCCAGGAGTCTTGGGCGGTTTGTATCCGCCCGTGCCCGATGCGTCAGCCTGCGCCGAAGCTTGCTTTGCGGCGGCTTGCGCCGGAGCATTGGAAGGAGGTATTGGAGCTTTGGGAGCCAATGCTTTCGCGGGACCGTTCGGTTGACCTGCGCCCATCGGCTTATCAGCTTTGCCGAATCCACCAAGACCTAGGCCGACTCCGCCCATCACGCGACCGTGTGCTGTAGGACTAGCTTTAGCGTCTGCTGCAATACCAGAAGCTGCAGATGAACTGCCTCCGCTGGAAGGTTCAGCTGCAAACATTGGAAATGCGATTCCGCCGCCAGCGGGTTTCTTGGCATTGGTAACACCGCCGCCTCCCGAGGGAGACGATTGGCTGGTGACCTGCTTGCCCTTTTCTTCTTTCTTCACATGCTCAGGCAATTTCTTGCCCTTGGTTGCTTCATCCCACTCGTGAACGTGAGCTTTACCGCCGAGAGCTTTAGTACCATCGTCGGTGTGTGCCCAGCGACGCTGAGCATCGGACACGTAAGGCTTCGAGAGTTTTTCGGCAGCTTTACGGAAATAGGAATTGCATTTGTCGAGTTTCGGATTCGGCGCAACGGGCGCAGACGATTGACGAGGCGAAGAAGTGTCTGCGGGCGCATGTGGTGCCATGGAATCTTTCTTGATGCCGTCGGCGCTGATGCGCTGTTGAATGCCCTTTTGCTGATGCTGATCTTGTTCTGCACCGGCCATGCGCGGGCTAGAAATATTACGAGCAGCTTGCATAGACGGAGCCATCGACTCTTTTGAGAACGGCTTCTCTGTATGCGGAGTATCCGATACTCTTACACCTTCAGCCATTTGGCGAGGTTTCGGTACCGGAGTGGCGGGCATGTCTTCTTTCTTAAATGGAGTTTCTTTCGAGGGAATTTCTGCGCGTCCTTTGGATTCAGGTGCAACTTTTGTCTTGGGATCAATAACGAGATCGGCGGCATCTTTGCCTCTCAAGTCTCGAACTTCTAGAGTGCCCATGCCAGGCGTTTTGATGTCGGGATTGTTCTTCAAGTCTTTATTGTGGTCTTTACCGACTTGCTCTGCCGATTTACCCTCGGTGAGTTTGCCTTGCTGATCTTTCACTTCTTTCTCCGATACCTTGTCAAGCTCGCTCTCGAATCTATCACGTGACAATTGCTTAGCGCAGAGAGCGTCTACAAGTTTGCCGATGACGGCAGTCATTTCGCGGACATTGGCGTGGGACATTTGCCATTTGATGTTTTCAGGGTCATCTGGCGGAGTACAATTTGACATGCCGATCATGCTGCGAACCATGTCGAGATCAGGGCCTTCGGCTTTAGGTTCGTTCAAATGCGGATTGGCCGTCGCTTCTTCTGCAACGAGATCGTCTGAACTCTTAGGCTTCTCATCGCCGAACGAATCATAAAGTTCGCCTACCGTCATCATGTGGCCGGACACTGCAGGAAGGGATTGCTTCTCGAACGTATGGATGATCTTTCCGCCCTGAACGTATTCGGCGCGGTATTGATCGTCGGCCTGCTTTTCAAAGTGAATCATAATATCATCGCGGCCAGGAAACTTGACATCGAGAATATTGCCAGGTTTCATAGGCTTGATGTTTTGGACAAGCCAAGAGATGATGGTTCGCGGAACGACAATCAACGGCAGATAGTACTCCAGCGGGTCAATTACCGCTGCAGTCTTCTGCTTAAAAATGGCTTTCTCAAGGGTTTCATACCCCTGATTGCCAAGAATTGATTTTAGCAGCTTCGTGCTGTCGTTCATCGAAAGACCGCCTTACGAGTTGCTGCCGGAATTTGGATTCAATTTAAGGTCATCGTTGATCAGGTATCCGAAGCAAGTTGCTGCACTACAGATAATGTAGTTGTTTGTATACACGGCGATCAGCGTGTAATCCATAGGTTTCAGGGCGATGCCATCTGCGCCGCCTGTCGGAGCAGTGACTGCATTGGTCGTACCGAGTTTAGCCCATGCAGTGGTCGCGCTGTTGTTGTAAACGGCGACGATGGAACCAAGTTCCACGCCGACAGCTGCATTCAACGCTCCGAGGATCGTAGGATATCCGAGTATCGGGCCGAGCTGCTTCATTGCACCAGAATGTTGGTTGAATGAGCCTTCAGTCGCGTCTGCCGCGCTATACCGATCTTGTGAGGCTTTTGTTCTTTTGGCGTTCATGGGAATCTCCTATATAATCAACAAGATTAGGCTCAAAGCATTCCGCCGTTGGAACTGCCGTCATTTGGCCCAGTTACCCCACCGACAGGAGGTGGGTTCTGGTATCTCTGATCCATTCTCGATTGATTTGGGTCGTTGTTCACATCGCTAAGTACTTGTTCTCTCATCACTAAAGCTTGAAACGGCATGCGTTCAAGTTTACGGTCAAAGGTCAACATGTCTGTGATCTGACTCACGCGGATTTCATGCAGCATTTTTGCCACGATGAAATAGGGTGTGTATCTGTACCGGATTGCATAGACGGTGCCGCGATTGGTCTTCTCATTGAAACCTGGCCGGTTCTGGGTCAGCCATTTGATGAAACCTTCGGGCGTGATCGAAAAATCAGTGTCTTGCTTGTATTCTTTGCCATCTGCGTCACGAAGATATTCCACGAACGTGGCCGGATACTGCAGCTTGTCAACGCCGGTCGAATTGGCTTCAATGTACTGGACGGCGATTACTCGCACTTCAACGTCTTTTAGGTAGAAGCGGTCCCACTTGCCGATCACTACTTCTTCGCGGTTGCCGCACTCGTCCGGCTCGCCGGACTCATATTGCATAGGGAATGTCACAATGGCAGTATCGGCCTCGGTCACACCTTCGACTTCGATGTTCCAGTCAGACGTATTGCTGCTGAAAAAGATGTGCATCGAGCCAGCTTCCTTGTAAATGAAGTTGTCATCGGACTGACGCTTGGACTGAACCGCATGAATGTCGCCGATGGACGCCATACCGGACGGGTCTGGGAAGGCGCGGTAGTGAATTACGTCAACGCCCTGACTTTTGATCAACTGATTGAACGCATCTCGGTCAAACGACTGTTGGTACTGTGCCAGCTGAATAATTTGCTGCATACCGTCGAGAGGCTGGTTCTGTCTTTTGCGGGGTCCACCGCGTCTGCGGGGAGCTGCTTTGTCGGCCATACCTACTCCTTAAACAGATCAGATAATTCGTCGTGATCTTGAGCGCACATCGCGGGCACCGTCATGGTAAGGTCGCGAACGAGTGCATGTCTGCTGATTTTGCCAGCTTTGATTTCTTCTTGAGCTTCGCTTTTGCTCATTACTTCGATCTTGCCCTTGGAAACGTCATACACGACGAAGGTGTCGGCGGCGGTTGCTTCGACTTTGCTGAGGGATACGGTCGGCATGAACATCACCTTACGAAGCTTTTGGAACAAGTCTTCTTCCGACTTGATCAGGTCGCGCTCGGATTTCTTGAAGTCTGAATCCCAAATGATCTTTTCTTTTTTGCCAGCGAGGAACTGGGCTATGGCGCGATGAGGCGCGGCACCTATAGAGCATGTGTTGCCGGACTCGTCCTTGCAAAAGAATGCGTGCAGACCACCTTTGGTGGAAATGTAAACGACCGGACGACCGTCGTCAGTCTTACCGGCTATGGACTTGCTATCTATCTGGTCTGCGCTAATTTTCATACGGTTTTGTTAGCCTGCTTGATGTTGGATTTTAATTTCTCTTCTGGCGTCATCATAGATTGAGGCTTGATCGAATCAAGCTCTTCGTCGCGAATGCGGCCCATATCGGGCGTGAAGTTGGAGTCGCGAGTCGGCTCTTCAGTCAACTCGTCTTCGCGCCGCTTGTACCAGTTCTTCACTCGCATTGCGAAATCGGAACTGTCAACTGCAGTCTGCGTCTTCTTGATATCGCTGGCGGGAGTACGCTTAGGAGCGTAGGGGTTTAGCTTGTCAAGTTGCTTGAACTTCGACACGTAATCACTGTGGACTAATTTGTCGGTCGTGATGTCCGTCGGATGCAAGTTGTGGCCATGTAACCAAGCGAACGCAGCTTTGTTTGCATTGCCGCCTTGTCTCTGATGTACGTGCTCTGCGAGCTTGCGGGCTAAACCAAGTTCCACTTTCGGATTCTGCTTGAGGTGTGCTTCAAGTTTATCGTGCGACATTTGCGGAAGGTCTTTGTATTCCGGCTTGAGGGAGCCGTCGCGCTGCATGCGGCCAACGATTTCATCGACCGTAGGCTTAAGAAGTCCCCAACGCCCTATAGCGCGAGTGCCCTTAAACTTGCCTGACTGTATAGGCTTGTGTTTCACGTTTTTCCCACCAGTCGATTCGATCTGTTCCACGTTCCAAAGGAAGTGATCCATTGGATGGGTTCCAAAATCTTCTGAATGATCTTCTGCTTGGGCCACTGCCGGAGGAGCCGACGGCTTAAACTGCGGGCGGTGCATCTGGCTACCCATTGGACTGACTGCAGTCGCGAGGCTTAGTCCGACAGCCGTAGCTTTTTGACGAAGAGACTTTGAGATGTCAGTGTTTTCTACCCACGAAGACATGGCATGGCCGTCGATGTATTCCGAAACAGCTTCCACGGCTTCTTTCAAGGTCTCGCAGGACATCGCGATCTCTTGTGTCATCGGGAACATCATAAAAACAGGATTCAAATCTTCTATGTCGGAGATTTTGAAGAACTGCTTGTCTTGGTTCGGCGATTGAACAAATAAAATCATGCAGCCTGCCTTTCGCTGATCAGTCGACGAAAGTGATCTGCCCAGCTTTTGAGGATATCGCGTTTAGCGGCTGGGAGTTGATCAATTGCATCGGCGATTGCCGCCATATGCGCATACTTTGGTCCGTCGGGATGCCACGTGTCCGAGAAGTGCCGCAGCATTTGATTGCGTGGGTCTACGTCGGGTTCGTTTCTGATCGCTTTCGTTTCCAAGTATGGATTCTCCGCAAGTGACTTAAATGTTTCTCCAGCTTCTTCGGGTGTCATGCCCGAGATTATGTTTCTGACGCCGCTGTTGAGCAAGGACCTTTGTTTGAAAGTCAGCTTGCCCTTCTTGTTGACTATATCAGAAATTGCCGAGAGAGCATCCTTTTTATTGCTTGGAAGAGATTTCAATTGCTTAGCAGTGATTTTTGGCGTGGCAGGTGACGAATTGCGCGTATCCTGGAATGCATGATGCAGTGAGCTAACATCATACATATTGTCGCCTTCGGGATCTGCTTGCATCGCGGTGTTCCAGTTGTTCATCTTGTGCCAGCGATTATTGAAATTGTCGCGGACGTGATTGCGCACGTCAGGATCTTTGATGTGTGCGACCTGACTTTCGAGTTCGTCTTTGATCTTCTGGCCGTGCTGTGACCACCAGTCAACTAGCTCGTGGTGAGAAGAGAAGCCCTGCGCTCCGCGATGTAAGTGGTGCAACGCAGATTTGGTGATGTAGGCCATTGGGGTCTCTTTGACTTGCGACATTTCTGGATCAGCTGATGCCATCCACTTGGCTCTCGGGCCTTCGCGGAGTATCTTTGAGTACTGCATGTTGCGTTCGTGATCAATCGCTAAAACTGGATTGTATCCTTGCACATTCGTCGTGTCGGGCGAGACCAGGAGATTACCCCAGTGCCTGTCAAGGTTGTTTGTCAGATAGTCCATCACGCCGATCTTATGAATGTCGGTCGGGTTGACTTGATACTTGTCTTTGTTGTAGGACTTCGCGCCCATCTCGTAACCATGTGCAAATTTATGCACAGTTAAAGGCACACCTTTATGCTCATGCGCTGACACATCTTCGGCGAGATCACCGATGTTGCCAGCGTTGAACAAGGCTTTGGTCGCCATAGTCGCCCAGCCAAGAATAGGATGTTTGACCCAGGACTTGGTTGCTGATTCGATTTCGCGGTGATACGGTTTGGCCATATACTTGTTGGGCGAATGGGGATACTCAGTATCTTCGATTTCGTGAACCATCTTGGGTGAAATTCCCTTTTCATCCAGCTTACTGGCGGGGAATTCCATATTTTTATCATTGAGCATTTTGGCGTGCTCAGGGTGAACTGGGAACTGAGTAATGTGCGGCTTTGCATCAACGACAAGATTAGCATCTTCATTGTGCTTCTTAGCTACGCGGTTCCAATCCTTTTCTTTGACTGCCTTTTTCAAATCGGAAATGGTCAGATTCTGGAGTGAGCTTGCAGCCCACGTGCCGAATTCGTAAACGGATTTTTCCAGGAGTTGTCGGTGAAAGTTGCTGGGTAAACTGTCGAGAGTTTCCTGGCGATATCCAGGAACCGTCAGATATTTCTTGAGAAAATGAAGGCCCATGTGGTCGGGCGCAAACTGTTGCTTAACGATGAATGGAACATGCTTTGCGACAAGTTCGCCGAACGCTGCTCGGCCTTCCGGCCCGAGTTCAGACTCAAGGGCTTCCATGAATTCACCAAGGGAGATCGTCCCAACGGGTTCGGTCTTTTCTAAGGACTGATCTCGCTGAGATAGCCAACGCTTGATGCTCTTCATGTTACACGTTAGATGTGAAGAATGAGTTGCCGAACATTACCTTGAGGTGCTTGATGATCATGGCGTATCGCTTTTCCAATTTATCCAAGCGAAGTTCGATCAATTCGATGATGCGATCTGTGACGGACTGCGACAAGCCATCGACGCTCATGGACTGAGATGCAATCCTGAACAACGGCAACATGACTTCGAGCGCATAAATTGCCGCTGCGGAGCCGATTGCCTCATTGACGATGACCGGAACCATTCCTTCTGGGTCCATCAAACCTGTTTCGCACTCGACAGTCCAGAACGCAGGCAAAAAGCCCAACGCTCCAATGACTTGCAATAATGCTGAACCAGTGAGTGAACCGGCCTGTGCTTCAAAGCCGAGACCGCCGCCAGAGAACACCACTCCAAGCGGAACGACGTTGAGCAGACCGCGAGTTGCGTTGCCCATTTCAATCCATTCGTTTGGAATGCGATAAATTTCTGAACCGGACGGGAAGCGATGATCGTGTTTCGGTTTTGAAGTCGCTGTTGCCCAGAAAGCCGGTGTCATTATCGGTACATTGCCGAGATTTCCGACCTGCTGCGAAACATACAGATTGTTGTTGTACTTTACGACTGCGCCGATGCCATAGGTGGTCACGTTTGACCATGCACCATCCCACGCAGCTAGAGTCCATTGCGCAGGCGATGTGTCAGGCTGATTTCCGACGTTGGCACTCACTGCAGAAGCATAGCTTGAGCCATTCCAAGTGACGATTGCGCCGAGTCCATAGGGAGTTCCCAAGTGCCAAGGATTGGTGTGTCGCGGGCTTTGGCCGTCTGGAAATAAACCCTCGTGATCGTTTTCCAAAGAAACTGATTCTTCTTCGCCGAAATCATTGATCGAACCATACGCTGCCGAGCAGATCGCAAGGCGCTTCACGCGGCGGATGGGTTTGAACGGGATTTCAAGTGCGACGAACTGAGCATAAAGTTGCGGATCGAATGGCATGCGATGGCGTACAAGGCGCGTTTGCACGCTGGTCTTAGCTTCCAATTGGAACCGTCCAAGCCCGCGTTTGATGAAAGATTCGAGATCCTTCGGTCCAAGGCGTTCTTTGGTCAGCGGCGAGATAAGCGGAATGCCGAACAGATAGCTGCGGGCCATCGTTTCGCCGTCAATGAGAGGTTCCAGCTCTGCGTACAGGCCGGTGCCATCTATTTGGCGTTCGGGGAAGGTTGCACCAGTCCCCTTTTTGGCTTTCTTCATGTTGGTTGACATTATGCGTAAAACCTATTGCTGCCTGTGCCAGAGGCGACTAAACGACCTTCCGGCAAAAGGGTTTGGATTGAAGTTCCGTCGGTGAGAGTCAGGGTCATATTGCCTTGAATCACATCGTTCGGCATAATCGTGATCTTCCAAATCGAGCGGTCGTCGGCGGGGAACGCCATTACCGCAACGCGTTGAACTACCAAGCACGAGTCTAAGTTATCGAAATTAGCTACTAATGTGGCAGCAGACGACGGCATGTAGCGGGTCGGGCAATCGGTGTCGCACGCGTTTGCGCAACCGCTCGATGAGATAGAAACAATCTGGATGTACATATCCTGACCACTACCGTTAACGTGTTCAAATTGCGGAACGACGTCGTATGCATTGACGTTGTAGACGCTTTCTAGGAAAACAAAGGCTAGCTTCATAGGCGCAATCCTCCAAAAGGATGTACGCCCATAAGATTAGGCTCTTGTCTTGCCACGTTTCTGCTTGGATTTACCCTGTCTTTTCGGCTGTTTACCGCCGCGCATGGCTTGTTCCATAGCAACTTGCTGATCATACGAGGGATGATTGCCGAGGAACATTGACGGAGGTGCGTTGTTGGTGCGCGGAATACCAATATGGTCAACGATTCCCCACGTGCGGGCAGTCGCGGCGGTTAAAGTCCAGTCGGCATTGTGCTTCGACTTGATTTTGTCGTCGAAATCTTTTAAAGTCTTGCCGGTGTCTTCGGCTAAATTTTGGAACAATTTCTTATTCAACATGGCCGTGACTTTGGCGGACTCTTGCACATCAGCGTTTTTACCTACTGCGAAGCTCGACACTTGATGGATCAGGATGTGCATGTCTTTGGCCGCGAAACGATAGCCCTTGGTACCTGCCGCGAGCAGCGATGCTCCACAAGACATTGCCATTCCAACGCCGATGGTAGCGACCGGCTTGTGCGATGACTTGATCAAGTCGCGGATTGCGGTAAGGGCATAAACCTCGCCGCCGTAGCTGTTGATGAACACTGGAATGATCTGGCACTCTTGGTCTTTTTCGAGTTCCATGAATTTATCATAGAATCTGATCACCGCGTCGCTGTCGAAATCTGTGACCCAGACCATCTTACTGTCCGGTGCCATCGACAACATTCGCATCAAGTCCTTCTCCATACCGTTACTCATCGTCTCTCCCGTCGGTGGTTCTGATTCGTTTACTTTCGTCGTTCGTTTTTACATTGCTCACAACAAGTTTCACTATGGAATCATCTTCGGCGCGAACCGGCGTGATCCATGGCGGGTTGTCGCTGTCATCAAGACTCAGTGACTCAGGGTATCCAGTACGGCCAACAAAACATTTCCAGACAGGTCCGTCGATCACTAGGAAGCCGCCGATCACGAGACCGTCTGAATTGACTACGGGGAAAACTTCAAAGGCTGGAGTCCAGCCGTCGAACGCGACAACGAATTTTTTGGTGACATCACTTTCGTTCATTTTGGTCTCCACCTTGGGCTTTGAAGGAAAAGTTTCCTTTATCGTCGAGGCCATAGGTCTTCTTGGTAAATTCGATTGCACTGTCGGACACATACCACATGACAATGTTCAATGCCGCGCTGAGTATGGCGTCGAGCGGGACGGGTTGCTCGCACAGTAACAGGAGACCTACACAACCTAAATTCAGCACGCCTAAGAACATGTTTGCTTTTGAAAACACTTGAAAAATTTTAAGCTTGGTTCTGGGTTTTATTTGAAGCATACCTTCTCCTGTATTGTTTCTCAAAGTGACGCGACATCTTAGTGTATACCTTGACGGGCGGTCTTTTACCAGTGATATAAAACTGGAAGTAATACCACATGTCAACGCGGCGTGTTGCGAGGAATTTGTAGCGCGGTATTTTTAGGTCCAGGTCGTGGAACACCGCGTCTTGAAGTTTGGCGTCATTTTTCTCGGTGAGCCAAATCAAGTAACGGTGACCTTTGGATATAGGAGGTTGACCTTTGACCCAATTGGCGTCAGCTTCCAAAGCAGCGGTGACTTCCGCATCTTCTTTACGATTGGCCGCGATCCATCCACGGTGGTGGGCCAACTCGTGGACAAGTGCTAGAATTAAACTGGTTTTTGATTGGCGTGTCCAGCGGTAAACTGTGATTTTGGTTCCGTCATTATGCCATTCGGCTTCTGGGTCGCCACGCTTGTAGACCTTCCACTCGATTTTAATGCCGAGTCCAGCCGCGTACTTTTCTATGCGAGCGATTTCTTTGTCACGAATTCCCATAAGGCATAATACCAGGAAAACGGGCTGGATGTCCAGCCCGCTCCGAATCTATTTTGCAGCTTCTAACATTACTGCGGTAGGAGCTGTCCAGCCAGGTGCATCCGACGCGATGTGTGATAACCAGATTTTGCCTGCCATCACTTCCGTTGCCAACTGCATTGCTCCGACAAGTCCCATCTGATTGCTGGGGAAGGGATTGTGTTCCACTTGCCCGCCTTTTTGCATCGCGATCAGGACTCTGTATCCCACTTTGGGGTCCAGGATTACCTGGACCAGTTTGTGGTTGACGATTACTTCGCCTTTGATTTTGGTGCTCATTAGATTGCACCGCCGGTTGACATTGCGACTGCGACTTTCATAGCACGAGCGTTGATGTCTTTGCTCTGACCAAACCAGAGGCTATCTTCACGCTTGTCGGCGTCATCTTTAGCTTCGTGGCTCAAGTACTGAGTGACACCGTTGTACAAACCCCACATTGTTCCACGTGAACCGGAAAGGTCTGCGCCGAAGCCTGTTTCAAAGAGCTTCGTGATATTCTCAGTCAAACCAGTCAAGCGAGTTTGCTGACGCTCGGTGATTTCTTCAGCCGAGAATTTCGGATAGAACACTTCGCGAACGAAGGTCTTGAGATCGGCTTCGTTGACTCCGCAGCGAACCATTGCTTTGTACTGTTCGCCGGTAGCCTCGAACTGTTGATTGGCTACGTTCACCATTTCGCGAACTTTTTCGAGAGCGATTTCGATTTTTGCAGTGTGACGAACGCGGAGAAGAGCTGCGTCCGTTGCGTTGATGGCCGATGCCAAGGTGTTAGCGCAAACTACGCGGATAGGAGAGAAACCCACCATTGCCGACGCAATTCCGTCATGGCGATTGGTGAGAAGGAGATACTTGCGAACCAAGTCGTTCGGAGCGATTTCCATCGGATTGCGATTCAACTGGGCCAAAACCCAAATCTTGCGACCGCCATCCAAAGAACCAGCGGTTTCAAGAGTCACTTCGCCAGAATCGACGAAGGGCTGGAAGAAATCGAAAGCCTTTTCGTTTTGGAGGGGAGTGTAGACCTTGCCAACTTCACCGAGCTTAGCGCCGTCGGTGTTGCGGATGATTGCTGAAGTGTCGCACAGGCGACCGTCGGCCAAATACATCGGAGTTTTGGTGACTCCCCAATTCAAGCCCGCAAGCTTGATACCTTCTGCAATGGAAGGTGCAGCTGCAATGACTTTGCCCAGCTTGTGCCAGGGAACTTCTTTGACGCTGAACATATTTTCGACTTGGTGACTCATTTATTTCTCCTTGTGAGTTACTTGATACACAATTAGTATCTCACAAGCGTTGCGACTTTGCAAGCTGCGTCACGCAGTTTCCCAAAATAGGTCAATATTCGCCTAATTTAGGGAATTACAATGTCAGAAGCACCTCAAGGCTTGCCACGCAGAGGTGTGTATCACCTTTGGCCGTGTGCAGTAGGTGTTCGGCAACGGTTACGCCTAAATATTTGGCTAAAATTTCGAGTTTCAATTTGAGATCAGAGGGGAGCTTCCCTTTCATCTTCAAACCCTTCGCAATCGGAACGGTATCAAGCGTGTGATAATCAGTGAACTTGCGCCACACTTGTTCGACAAGCAAATTAGCGGTCACAAATTTATCGTCAAAGGGTTCGTTGTGCCCGATACGCACAAGCCGGTTGCGCCCGCCGTCGGATTCCTTGTCGAGGAACCGATAGAGGGTGAGTGCGGCATCGTCGCGGGTCATGGCGACTTGATCATGCTTTTCGAGATTGATTCGATTGATCTTCAAAGCTTCGTCGGTATAGACGTACTTTTCGCCAGGGTTTGGCTTAACCTTCAGGTCCAGCTCATCGTGCAGCGTGAACTTGCAATTCTGGTACGTGTAAATACCAAAATACGCGGTAAGCAGGCTGTGAGACCGATGGTGTAGACCACCAGTCTCCGTGTCGTATGCGACGAATTTTTCCATTACTCAGGGTCTCGTATGTCGATGCCCACTCCGTGGAATGGAACGGGTTCATCACCTTCGGTCAGGTTGGCGTAGCGTACCGTGAGGAATTTGCCTTGCCATAAGGAATGGTCCTCGAAGTACTCTTTCAAGTACGACAGCGGACCATCTTTCTTGCAGGTGAAAACGAATCCCTCTTTGGTTTTGCAAACGAATGAGCCTACATGACCTTGAAGTTTGCCGGAACCTTCTTCAATGCCGGTGATCTCAAACTCTTCGTCAACAAATTTCTTCACCTTGAGCAGATCGTAGGAACGCTTGTTCTGCGTGTACTTGCCCGCGCCGTTGCGGAGCATTGCACCTTCATAACCAAGAGCGCGAAGGTCTAGCATGATGGCGTCGACTGCTTCAGGGCTATCGACCATGCCGGTTTGCACGCAGCGCACGGTTTTCATGTCGGTGACAGTCGAGAATAATACTTGAAGTTCGTCGTAGCGATCAACGAATGATTTGTCGGTCACCATGTCGTAAACGTGGTACTCGACCAGCTCGAATCGGCCTTTCGGCACTTTTGAACGAACGCACGAGCCAAGTTCTTGGAACGTAAACGCATCTGGAGTTTTGACGCCAGTGTAATCGTCCGAAGCTTCATTGACCTGGGCATTGAACAGTTCGCCGTCCAAAATTACATTCTCGGTGAACGACTCTTCCAACACCTTATTGATGTGCGGCACGCCAGTGATTACTTCCCGTTTGCGAGAGAAGAGTGTGGCTTTGCCGTCTTTAATGACCGCGATGCAGCGATGGCCGTTCAATTTGGCCTGAATGTACGCGGGCCATTTGACCTTGTTGGGGAACTCAGCGAATTTCTGAGCGAGCATCGGGAAGATGCCTGCGTCGCCGGTTTGATCGTCAAGCTTTTGAGTGCGAGCGTCATATTCGGTTTCGACGTAGCCCTTTTTCTTTTGCTTGTCCCACTTGCCCTTGGCATTCTTTTGAGCTTGCTCGTAGGCGGTCGTGGCGTTGGCCTTACCAGCGTTTTTACCAGACTTGACCGTATCGGACGTCCGTTGTGGGCTTGGCGTACCAAGCTGACCGTAGACCGTGACAACGGCTGCCTGGCCTGTTGCCGTCAACTCTTCTGCGAAGATATCCCAATACTGAATTGCGCCGGTATTGGTTTTCTTGAAGAGACGCGGGAACCGTTTTACTACTGGGACGCGAGCTGAGGTGTCGAGATTGCCTAAACTTCCAGCGGAGTTCATTTATTGGCCTTTCTGTTGGGAATATTTTTGAAATTCATCTTCTATTACAGAGTTGAGCTGTTCAAGCTCTTCGGGAGTCCTTGGGCGTTGATTGGTCAAGGTAACCACGCGAATATAGCCGGATGCGAAAGCGCAGTGGCCGTCACCAAGTTTGCAAACGCCATCCGAGCCGTTTAGCATGCGAAGAATAAGCGGGTTAATGGTTTCAATACAAATGCGCGGGTCTTCGAGAAGCTTGGCCACGAGTTCGGGTTGAGACTGAATGCGGGCGAGACAACCTTGAACCAAGGCTTCTCCGCTGATGAATTCAGCCTTCTCTTCCAAAAGAATTCGTGCGACTTGGAGCTTGGCGCGTTTGTCTTGAGCTGTCGGCTCTGGTTTATTCGAGCTGATTGAGCTTAGGCCTAAAACCGCCGCAAAAACGGCGACTACTGCCAAAACAACGATCACAGCCTTGCGTGCATTATTTTTCACTTTTGACTCTTGATTCATTAGGTCCATGGAACCTCCATGAACCCATAATACCACGTTTCTCGTATTGGTCCAGTGTTAATTTCTGCGACCTTGGGAGATATCGGTTACCAATCCGGCAACCGGACGGGTAGGAGCAGGTGCTAAGATCCCGCGACGGCGAAGCTCTTCGCGCTCGAATTGAGTGTGCTTGCCTATGAAATTGATTTTGCGCTCCAAACGATCAAAGCGTTCTTTAGCCGTTGCGTCATGGTTGGCCAATCGCATGTTGACGTCTGCCACTCCAAGACCAGTGCGGAGGACTGCGAAAAGACGCGGAATGATCGTGTGGCGATTGCGGTAAATATAGATGGCCGCGAATGCCTCTGCTGCAACGTAAACCACGCAGAACAAAATCCCGATAACCGACAAGACGTTTAAAATTGTGTTCATAAAATCCTCCATTGAATACAGTTTACGCGAAGTGTCGGAGGATTGCAAACTATTTTGGTAGAAACGACTCAAGATGAGATTTAAGGATGGTCGTGGCCACATTACGCAGGTGGAACTCGCTGGCTCCCATCGGGACAATGCCTTGGAAACGACGATATGAGTAGGCTAGGTCCAAAACATGTTCAATTGCCATCTTGCGTGCCGCGACTTCAGCCGACATATCCCCATTTAAGGTTGAGCGTATGGTGTTGCATGTGAGCGGGCGGTTGCGCATGATCGCGCCAACTTCGCCCATGAAATCAGCAATGGCTTCAGTGCCTATAGTGTTCGCGGTTGGAGATTCCAACAAATTGGCGATTAAAAAACGAATATCAGACACATAAAATGCTGCCTTTTGGCGAGACATGCGGCGGGAAGCGAATTCGGCGTAGTTGTAAACGCGGCCCATGAAATAATCGTGAATTGCCTCAAAGCCTTGATTATCCGACACGCTTGCTCCGATCTGCGGATGACTTAAATATATCGAAGAAAATTTCGTAATCCAAGATCACGAACTTAAGCATAGCAGCGACTTCTTCTTTTGTCAACTTAGCGATGGCGGCATTGTATGCTGCCTCGAAGTACTGTTTCTTTTCGTCGTCGGTTTCGTACTCTTTCAAATTTCCGAGGTAGTTGACGATCTCGTCGGTGAATTTCTGGACGGCTTTATCTTCATTCATGTTTTGTCCGGTGACATCCTATATCGGTTGCCAGAGTAAATC